AATATAAAATAAAGGGGTATTTCTACCCCTCTATGGGTTATGCTGCAATGATCTTTGCCGCTGGGTCAATAGGCAAGTATTCTACTCTCCACTTGACAGATCCAGTGTTGTTGGCTGTTGTGTTGAGTCCGATTGTACCTGCTTTGATGATTGTTGGTGTCGCTTGTGCGAGAATCGCTCCATTTGTTGCCATCATAGCATTCGCAAATGTTCCAGTAATACCGAGTTGTGTTCCTACTGCGAGGTTAGCTACTGCAACTGCTGCACAGATGTCCACTGCTGAACCTACTGTAGGTGTAGCAATGAGCTTTGCATTTGTTGCTGTTGCTCCCAAGATTGTAGTCACTTCTCCGTAAATACCGAGCAATTTTACTCTACCAGTAACGGTAAACAATGCACCAGTTGCCGTTTGTGGCAATGTTGCTGTCGCTCTTGATGCTGTGTAAGCGTATCCGTTGAATTCACCAAGTGGTGAGATTGTCACACCCTTAGTTTCAGCTGCGAGAAGCTCTGCTGCTGAAGGAGCTGTCGTATAGTTTGGGGAAACAAATACAAAGTCTCCACGTCCTGCGACACATTGAGCCAATGCATCAGTAAATGTAGACCATACTCTTTTTACCCCTTCACTATCTACCGTAAATAATTCATTGATGTTTTGGTTGTTAACATCGTTAGATGCACATACAAAGAATGATTTACCTGTGGTTTTACCGAGGATTGCTCCTACTACATGCATACCATATCCTGCGTTCATGTTTGGTTGTCCCATGGTTGTGTGTTTTAAATAGATAAATCCGCCTCCAACCCTAGCTTTTAGGAAGCCAAAAACCTAATTAGTTATCCTAAGAACCGTCACCCTTAGACCCACGAATCCATTTTGCTGTAACTGCTGCAATACAGTAGTCAGCACCTGCAAGATACTTCCAGTTTTCAGAAGAGAATTCTTCACCGTTGTTTCCATCGGCTGGTGTCTTGAGGTATGCTTCGTTCAATACTCAGAAGTAGAGATCTGATGCAGAAGATGCAATCAAGAACCAGTATTTTGCCTTAGTAGCATCCACACCTCCTGTTGAAGTTGTAGCAACTCTAGGGTTAATAACGTGCTTGTATGCTGATCTGTATACGTTGTGTGTACCTGCGTTACTTGATACTACATCCGCTGTTGATTGAATGAGTTCTTGTACTTGATGCACTGTATTCGGATCATCTGTTGTCATGATCGTATCTGCTTTCACAGGCACTTTTTCACCGAGGTTGTTGAATGAGTTTTCAACAAAAGACTTTTCTGCAATTTCAAGTCCACCCTTAGAGAACTGTACATTTCCAGTAATCTGTGTAGAGTATGTTGTTGCTGATCCAGTCAATTGATGGTCAGTAGCGATAAGAGCTTTACCGTCACCTGTAGTTACATCCATTGACACTCCATCGAGTGTTGTATATGATGTACTCCATGCAAAAGTGAATCTATGAGACAAGTCAAGTTCCATTCTATTTGGACATACCTCTGACAAATCAGTGATCTGATCCAACATTTCTTGGTTCTTTCCTGCATCACGCATTCTCTTTGTGATAGAGATTTCAAGAGATACTGTGTATGCTGTTGCATCTTTTTCCCAACCGTATTGTACTTGTGCCATTGCTGATACTGAACCTTCTGGTCTTGTTGATGCGTATTGGTTTCTTGTTACTCTTTCGGCGAATCTTTTAGTGTCGCCTGTTCCGTGTGGCATTGTGTCTGACACTACGAACTCTGCATCCCTCATGATTTTAGGGAAGTTTTTCTGTTTCTTGAGAAAACTTCTCTTGACCAAGTCTGTCATTTGAGGGAGCGTATAGGTACTGATATTTGGCATTACCGTGTTGCTATAAAGATATAAATACTACGCTGTTTCAGTCGTAGGGAGTGTAAATACGCATGTTCCTCTAGTAGAAGAAATATAACTCGCAATTCTAGCACCCTTTCCTGCTGTATCTACAGCGAGAGATTTAGAATCGGAGTGGATTTCTACTGTCTTACCTACATCTACTGCGGTAAATGTTCCAGCTCCCACCTTAAAGTATGCTTCTGCTGATTCGCAAACAGGTACCCATACACCTTTGAGTTTACCTGCTGTAGCATAGTCGCTATCAGAAGATGCAATCTTTTGTGCTAAGATTCCTGTAAAGTCTGCACCAGCTGCGTTCTCTACTCCCATCTTGGTATGATTACCAGTAGTAGTATTAGATACAATCTGTACTGCAATCAATGATCCATCATCGATGGCTACTGATGCTGCAATTGGCAACAACTTGTACTCCCATTTGTCGTTTGACGGGTAGAAGTTTTGCGTGTTGTTATACGCATTGATTGGTGTTACTGCTTGTGACATGCTCACTTCAATTAGATGATAAATGTTATTGTGTGAGCAATTTCGTAATGTCTGACATTCTGATTGATCTCACACATAGTTCGGATGAAGGAGAGTATCCTTGCACGCCGAACGCTATTGCGGTCGCTTTCAAAAAGTTTTCGTTATAGCTTCCAATGATAGTCTGAATGACTGCATCCACGTCTCACTTTTGAAGATTGTGATCTTCCAGCACCTTTAGGACATCTGCTACGCATTCGTCCAACATGAGGTTTCTTTCTGCTGTGAGGTCTTTTGGTTCACCGGTCAACATGTACTGTAATTGTCTATCGGTAAGAGTTTTGGTTGTCCCATCTGATAACGTGACGACATTTCCTTCTACCTGTGTTACTTCGAGTTGTCATAGGTATTGCATGGTTTAGTTGATTACATTAGATAAAACTTCGAATTCTCCGAATGTCGGGTGGCTGAATACATATACTTTCTCACCTGTGGCTTTTACAGTCACAGCACATCTCTGCTTAGGGCTGTTTTCACAATTTGCTAGATCAAGAACTTCGATGTCTGCGGTTTCACCGTTTGCAAGCCTTAGTTCTACCATCTGGTTGTTGATATATTCCCCCTTGTGGTTCTTGTATGTGTAGTCTTTAGATACGTCCTTTTTCTTACTTACGTATGAAAGGATTGGTACCCCACCGTATGTTTTATAGCTGTAGTCCCATGGTCATTGATAGATTTCTCTTGCTTTTGCGAACGGATTCGCTTTGTCGCCTGATGCCTCCTTCAATGCACCTACTTCTTCCTGAAGTGCTTTTACAGTATTTAATAAAGCCCTTACGTCTTCGCTGGATATAGCCTGCTCTTGTGGAGCTACTATTGGTGCTGCTGGTGCAACTGGTGCAGTTTGAGCAGCTTCAGCAACACTTGGTACTCCAATTGTTTCCGATGTATCATTTGCGAGCTGTGCTGTAGCTTTTTGAGCTGCTTTAGCTTCTGCTGATCTGTTGTCGATTTTAGCCATGTGGATTATTTCTTATTAGAAGGATAAACAAGACGACCGTTATCTACGTAAGGCTCGTCATCATCTGATCAGGCTTTTCCTCCCGATCATACACCCGTACTGTGGAATGATTCCTTAGTACGTCTTTCTGAATCTTCTGAAGTCTTTCCCTTTTTGGCATAGTGTCTAGCCATGTCAATCAGTTCATCGACACTATCAAGATCAAGCTGTTGTCACTTAGTAATCTTATCGAAGTACCTTTGTGCTTTGGCTCCAGTCTCCTCATCTAGCTTTCCGAACTCTTTGTCGGCAAGTTTCAATGCTCTCTGGTGTTCCTCTTCAGCTTTTTTCTTTGCATACTTAGACTCGAATTCGTCTTCATCGTCGCTTTTGTCGTTTTTACTGACTTCTGCTTTGATTGCCGATTCTGCATCCTTGTAGTTGTCGTATCCAAACTTTTTCGCAACATCGTTGGCAAGTTTTGGATCAGCTTCATACAGTTTCATCAGACTTCTTGCATCCGCTTTGGCTGCCATGACAGCAGTTTCGATGGCAATGCTTCTGATACGTTCGACTTCCTTTTTGCTTCATTCCATCTGCTCCTTGTGGCGTTTGGATTTAGCATCTTGTTCGTCTTCGTCCTCTGAATCATCATCATCTGATTCATGAGAGTTGTCTTGTATTCCAAGGGTCTCATTGCCCTCTTCGTCCAAGTTGTCCTTTTCTGGTAATACCATTGTTGGGGTTGTGGAAGAGATAAAGACAGGCTTTCACCTGTTTATGTAGTGTGCATAGTTTCCCATACAACCCCATAAACACGTACTATTTGCTCTTGTCTTGATTGTTCATATAAGTATTCCAGTTTTGCTGTGTTTCTTCAATGGAAGTTTTTAGATTGATCAGCGTATTGATGCTGATGTAGATCGCTGGGATCTCTTCCGCCTTGTATCTGAGCATCGCAATGTTGCTCCTGTATGTGTTTACCATTTTGTCAATATACTTTACGAATACCTCCTTGTTGTAAAGAAGCTCTTCCATCTCCTTGGTTCCAAACACGACCTCACCTGCTCTCAGTTCGAATTCTGATTTTGACACGAGCATTAAGTCTGTGGCATTTGTCATGGTTGTGGCATGTTATCTGGTAAAGGCTGTTCCTGTCATGGGAGTGATGTCGGCTGTGGCATTGCACCGCTTGCCATCTTTTGCATGTCTTCTACGAGCTTGTTCTTTGCTTCTTGTACGTCATCGTATGTATGTCCTGCATCTGTTTCGATGTTGAACGATTCAGCCATAGTCTTCATTGTTGACTTGAACGGTAAGACTCATTCGAGATCGTATCCTGCTTGTTTTGCCACGGCGTATCAGTTGATCATATTTGACATTTCCTTCATAAGGTTCATTTTCTGCTCTCTCTCGACTGCGTTGATCGTTGGGAGTGATGTATTGGTGTATACGTCAATGTATATACCTTCCGCCCTCATGATCTCTGGTGTGACTTCAAGAATACTCTTTTTTCACTTAGTCTGTTTCACTCTAACCTTCTCGCCTGTTGCATCTGCTGTGATCTTTTCACCATCGATTTCCAGTTGCGGTCGCATGCCGTCTGCATCCTTTTGTGCGTATCGTGTTTTCAGTAGGTCGAGCATAAGGTCAGCGTATCTTTCGTATGCCATGTCTCTATTTACCAACCATGTGTTGATTCTCTTTTGACTCGACTCTCTTTGTACTTCCGTTTGGAATGCTGTTTGCTGTGGTGTCCCCATGATATTTTGGATGTCGATCCCGACATATACCGCAATACTCTTGTAGATCTCGTTCATGTGGTTGAATATCGCTTGGTTTGGTGGATTCCCTGATATCTGCTTGAAGTTCTTCTCAAAGTCGCCATCGAATGTCAGGATCTCGTTATCGTATGCAAAGTCTCTTCCGTTGAATGTCAATCCTCCTCCTATAGCAAGCACCTGCATATTGCTTCTCCTTACCGCATCCATGAGCATTTCCCTGAGGTCATTGATCTCGCTGTTAAACATCATTGATGCTTCCAATAGTCCGATACCCCATACCTTGTGGAATCTCTTTCCGAGTACACGCATGACAAACGGTAATGCTTTCACTCCGTCTATTGTCGATGGGATCGGTGTCTCACGGACTATCACACCATTTGCGATCGTGATGTATGCATCTTTTTGCAAGTTCCAGTAGTGTTCCAACAGTACGAATCTCCCCTGCTTTGTTGACTCTTGGTCAGTAGAGTATGGCATGTACTCTGCGGAATACCCTCTTGGCTTGACATACTGTGTATTCTTGTAGAACATACTATTTTTGATGTCCTTGAACTTCTCAAATGAGATCCGCTCTCTGTAGTAGCAGTCGTTTGCCGAATCGAACTCTTCTTGGCATTCATTGTCACAGTAGAAGTTTCTTATGTCAATATCTTTCACTATGATCTCGCTGATGTCTATTGTGCTTTTCCTGTACATTGGTTTGTCTTCTACTACCTCCAAGTCGTATTGTTCTTTGGAGTATCTGTTGTATCACGTATACAATACAGCCGTACCGAACGCCCCTGCCATGTATTCTTGTTTCATGAACTGCCTTGCACGTTTGTTTCTACGCCAGTCGTTTTTCCAGACATATTCGTATACACGTGCTTTCCCACCATATTTCTCGCTATTCTCACACTTGAAGTTGAACTCGGTTTTGATCTTCAATGCTTCTGCCACGTACATTTCTACCAATGCTCTCCCAAGTGGCACAACGGATGAACTCCTTTCGTCTGGGTATGCTTCAAATATAGCTTCGTACATGTCCATGAACACATCTCGGTTCTTGTCAATGTTCTTCCTATCGGAAATCATTGCCATCTTTCTACGTTCTACGTAGTTGAGTTTTGCTGTGTCAGAATCTGAAGGAGTCCAGTCCTTGATTTGTCTTTCGGTTTCCTCCTCGGTCTGGAATAGACCTATTGGCAGTGATTCCATAGCTACTAGTTCCCCCTTGGTTTGTGTCTTATTCGGCATGATAATTATTTACGTGAATAAATGAGCTTCCCTGTGACTTTGTCTCTTTGTACTATGACTCTATTCACTGGTTCCTCCCTTTTTGGCTTGACTTCATTGCTTGTGATCCATGATATTCAGTATTCTGTAGCAGTTCTATAATGACTTGTTCGGTCATGTGCTGGGTCAAGAATCGGCGTAGTCCTATTAGATCATTCTGTTGTTTCAGGATATCTTGCATTCTGCATTGCCGATATGTAGTCAATACAACGATTTGCTACCCTCAATCTATACATATTCGAGTTCGTCAGCATAATCCTTGTTTTTACGTCTCATCTTTCTGGGACGTGTAAGTTGATTCCTACCTTCTTATATTCTTCTTTAATAAGAATACCATCTGGGTTGTGGATATTTCTTATCCTTGTTCCTGTATCGTACGGATCAGATATAAATATCGCTTTTTTCATATTGTAACTCATATATCTTTCATAGAATTTAGATTCATTATCATTCATATTGAACTTCACTACTCAAGCAACAAAGTTTGCCATAGTTGTGATATCAAGATTTACGAATATGCTATCTATTATATCAATATAGTGAGTCCTTGGATCAATTTGTGCAATTACAAGTGCATGCGGATCTCTTCCTCCATGAGAATTGTCCAACCATGCATATGTCTGTTTGGTTGGGTCATATTCCAGATCCCATGTGTCAGAAGGAAATGATGGGTACACTCTTCCCTCTACCGATGCGTTGTAGTCGATATCCAGCTCCTGTGCGATTTGCTCACGACTCATTCCCTTGATTTTTTGGTTGTATCGTCTCTTGTCGCCATCGTATTCACAGTATAGCGGATTTTCCGTCCAGTGGTACCTTAGGTACTTGATCTCCGGTTCGTGTCGTTCCCCCTCCGAGTCCTTTCGGCTCTCAGTCAGTCTTTTCATCCTGTAAAACTCATTTCCTTCTCCGTTTGGTGTTGAGTTGAATAGACGGCACGGTGTCGCTGATGCACATGACGTATTGATTGCATGTGCATTTGACATAAACGCCATCTCGTCCATAAATATTGCATTGTACGTCCCTCATCTACCTGCGTTTGGGTTTGCTGATTCTCCCGATATAGATGCAGATGTCATTGGGTTACTCACGAGCATTCTTTTGTTGAATGACGTGTCAGCCTGCTTGCTGAATCCTTCTGGCAACATCCATTGCGGTAGGTTATTGATCATGAATCTCAGCTTTTCGAACAACGACCTCATATCCCCGATCTTGTCTACGTCAGTCTCCTTCTGGGATATGACATGGTACTTATGACCGTGAAACAGCCGACCATATAGGAATATCGCCATAATGAGCCATGATACCCCCATCTGTCTTGACTTCTCCACAAATACGTTCGTAAAGTCTCGCCTGTCTTTCGCACTGAATGTTCCATTGACTATACTATTTCGTGTTTCTATGATGAGCTCTTTTTGGAAGTCCATGGGTATAAACGGCATCACTCTTGGAACGTCCTGTCCGAAGAGTGAGTCGTTTCTATCTGTATATAGGTAATTATTGAAGAAATGCATAATGTCCGCCCTACATAAGGCGATCTCTATGTGCCTGAGGTCAGCATTTTGTGAAGCCCTCGCAAGCAACCGTATTCTCTGTTGTATGGTTTCTATCATAGCGGACATGAGTTGACATTATGGATAATGTGGATCGGTTCAATGGTACTATTTCTTTGGTTTAAGTCATGTACTTTTTTTAGGAGTATTCGATTCTTCTCGTATCTTGCGGAGTTGAGCTTCAGAATGTAAAACATCATCGTTAAGTATTACATATTGCGTATATTCTTTTCACTTTGCAAATTCGTCTGTGGTTCATTTTACTATAAATCAATCAATACCATCTTTCTTAATCTTATCATATATATCTAATAATGCTTGGTCTCATTGTTTGTGCATCATTCAGATTAAGCTCCTATAGGTATCTTTTCAATAATATTTTGCGTCTTTTGCTCATAACTTTGAATCAATATCTAATATATTAGCGTTTTTATTGATGTACTGTTTATGAACTCTAGGGTTATTTCATCTTCACAAATCCTTACTAGAAGAAG